GAAATGGTTACTCAGCAAAAACTAGACCTAAGAGCTTCTGGTGATGCATCTCTTCACGGTTCAACTACACACGTTTCTGGTCAGTCAGTGAATGTTAAAGGTCAGACAACGACAAACATCGACGGGCCATCAGGACTTAATCTAAACAGTTTGCTCAGTGTTGTCATGCCAGCAATCGGATTGCAGATACCATTTGACTTTGGTGAGTTCACCGATGCAGAAACAAAAGAAGGTGAGTCACAAGGTGTACCTGCTCCTGACAGACCAGCAGATAGAAAAGAAGCGGATAACTGGCATTAAATAGACTAAATACCATAAATGCTAAAGGACTAAAATGGCACAGTTAAATATCAGCAGAGAACCAGACTATTCTGACCTTGATCTTGACTTTAAGATCAATCCTATTACTGGTGATATCAACAAGAAAATAGGTGGTGATGCAGTCAAGAGATCGATACGCAATCTTGTATTCACCAACTTTTACGAGAGACCATTTAAGTCATTTGTCGGATCAAACATACCTAGTTTGCTATTCGACAACGTTGATGTAATCACAGCATCCGAAATGGAATCTGCTCTAGTAAAACTGATAAATACTTACGAACCTAGAGTTCGATTGAATAGAGTTTCAGTCTATGCAGATATAGACAACTATGGTTTCAATGTCACATTAGAATACGTCATTCTAAACACAGAAACACCAGCAACTTTTAATCTATTCTTAGAAAGAATAAGGTAATTTAATGGCCAGCGCAAACAACTCCCTAAGGGTATCTGACTTAGATTTTGATTCGATACGCAACAACTTAAAGACATACCTCAATAGTCAGTCAGAGTTTACCGACTATAACTTTGAGGGTTCAGGTCTTTCTGTTCTATTAGACATTCTTGCGTATAATACCTATTACAATTCTTTCTATTTGAATATGGTTGCCAACGAGGCATTTCTAGATACCGCACAGATTCGTCAGAACATTCTATCACAGGCAAAACTAATCAACTATGTGCCTTCTTCACCTCATGCAGCAGAAGCCATGGTGAACATTCGTGTAACGCCATCAACAGCAGAAAATCAGACGACCGACTATATCGTTCTAGACAAATACACAAGACTACTTGGTGCCGACATTGAAGGTAGGTCATATCCTTTCGTTACACTTAATTCAAATACTGCTAGTAAGGCTGCTGGTTCATTTTATTTCCCTAACGTATGGATCAAGCAGGGTGAGGTTATCACTCAGCAGTTTCTAATGGGATCAAATAACACAACTGCTAAGTTTGAGATTCCTTCTGCTAATGTTGATACTGCTACAATGACTATTACTGTTCAAGAGTCAGCATCAAACACATATACAGAAGAGTATCATCTATCAGACGACATTACAACGGTTACATCTAATAGCCGTGTTTACTTCCTAGAAGAAAACGAGAACCTAAACTACACACTACAATTTGGTGATAACGTTTTAGGTTATCGTCCTAAAAACGGTAACATTATCATTACAACATATGTTGATACACAAGGGTCAGAAGCCAATGATGTATCGAAGTTTAATGTAATTGATCCTGTTGGTGGTCTATACACCGGTAACGTTAGAGTATCAACTGTATCAAGTTCAAGAACAGGTTCTGATAAAGAACCAATCGAAAAAGTTAAACTCAGAGCACCACAATATTATACTGCACAAAATCGTTGCGTTACTATTCGTGACTATGAAACTATTCTTACTAAAGACTATGAGCATATCGATGCCGTTTCTATTTGGGGTGGTGAAGACAACGATCCGCCAGTTTACGGTAAAGTTTATATCTCTATCAAGACTAAAGGTTTCTATACCCTAACAACTCTTGAGAAAGAAAACATCAAAAACAATCTGATCAGGAACAAGAACGTTGTCACAGTGACACCAGTTATTGTTGATCCTAATTATATCTTTATCACAGTCACAGGTAAGGTCTATTACAATCCTAGTTTGACCACTAAAACTGCTAATCAGATATTAGACAATGTTAAGCAGGCAGTGTATGAATATGCTAATGATGAACTAAACACATATCGTTCAACATTTAGAAAAGCAAAACTACAGACATACATTCAAGAGTCTGATGCTGCCATTACAGGCACAGACATCACTATCTTCCTACAAAGTCGTCAGAAGATAGACACAACCCAATCAAAGAAGTATTACTATTACTTTAATACCTCTATTGAAAAGGGTACATTCACCAATAAGTTATTCTCATATCCACAGATCACAGTTCTTGATAGCAGTCTAACATCAAGAAACGTATTCTATGAAGAGGTTCCTGATTCATTCACTGGTGTTGATATGATTGAGGTGACCAACTCAGGTAGAAACTATACGTCTGCTAATGTTGTAATTACTGGTGACGGTACAGGCGCAATTGCAAAACCAGTCATAGTTAATGGTAAAATCGTTTCTATCGAAGTTACTAACAAGGGCATCAACTATTCCCGTGCAGTTGTTACTATCACAGGTCCTGGTGGTGTAGAAGCAACCGCAAAGGCAGTTCTACAAGCCAGAAACGGTACACTAAGAACATACTACTATGATGATCTTGGTAATAAAATCATCGTTAATCCTGATGCAGGAACTATTGACTATAATACAGGTGAGATTGTATTGAATGCTATCAAACCAAGTGCAGTTGTTACTAACGACTATTACGACACAGACATTCTAACAATCAGTGCAGTTCCTGGTGGTGAAGTTATTCCACCACTACGAAACAGAATCCTAACGGTTGATGACAACAACATTCAGAGTGTTCAGATAGAAATGATTGCAGAGAAATAATGACAGCAAACAATAAAACATCATTACTTGTAAGCAGTCAACTTCCTGCCTTTGTCAGAGAAGAACACGAAACCTTTGTTAAGTTTCTAGAATACTATTATAAGTTTCTAGAGCAAGACGGTCAGCAACTATATGTCACTAAAAACTTTCCTCGTTATCTTAACATTGATATTCTCAGCGAACATATTTCAGAAGCACATACTCCTGGTGGCAATAGAGAGTATTATGACTATCATGCATTCTTACAAAAGATGTATGATACCTACATCAAGTATATTCCTGATTCTGTTCTTGCCGATAAGACTTTAATACTAAAACATGCAAAAGAGTTTTACCGCTCTACTGGGTCTGAGAAGTCAGTAAGATTTCTTATTCAGGCATTGTTCAACAAGCAAGCAGACTTTTACTATCCTAAGACAGACATTCTACGTGCATCTGATGGTAAGTGGTTTATTGAAAAGTCACTTAAAGTTAGAGGTGTTAAGGTAGATAATGTATCAAATAGTATTGCTGCAAGTAACTTTGCAAATACCTTCATCAAAGGTATATCATCAAATGCTACTGCTATTGTTGAAAAAGTTGATACTTATTATGACAAAGGGCAACTTATCTATGAGTTGAAACTCTCTAACATCTATAAAGAGTTTTTGAATGCAGAAGAAATCTATACCTATTATACAGAAGAGGGTGTAGATAAGTATCTAACTGCAAATCTATTCTCTGGTATTATCACAGCCGCACAAATTGTAACAGGCGGTGAAGGTTATACAGAAGGCACCACAGTTCCTATTAACAGTAACACAGGTACTGGTGCTCAGATTATCATCTCAAAAGTTTCTAAAGGAACAATTCAGGCTGCTGGTGTTGTTAAAGGTGGTGCAGGATTTAAAGTTGATGATCCTCTACTAATCTATGGTTCTGGTTCTGGTGCAGCAGGTGTTGTTGCCGACGTTGATGACAGTGGTTTCTATCACCCTAATTCATACAATGTTGTATGGTCAACAATCAGTCTAGAAGCAAACACATTACTTGGTAATGCAGTCTATTCAAATCTAAGTTCATCAAATGTGAATACGACAATTGCTAATGCTATGTCATACTTTACATTTGCTAACTGTGGTCCTGCATACTCTCTAACAATATCTAATGGTGGTAATAACTATGTTCCACCTATTACGATTGCTATCTCTGCTAACTCTATTATATCGAGAATGGGTATTCTTGGTAAGATGCAGATCGTCAAAGGTGGTCTAGGTTATACAGTCGGTGATACAATTGAAATATTGAATCCTTTAGGTAGTTCTGGTTCTGGTGCTATTGCAAACGTAACAAACGTTGCTGCCAATGGTATGATCACAGAGGTTAAGTTTGGGCAAGTACCTGGGCAAATTATTGGTGGTTCAGGATATGATTGGTTCAATCTACCTACAGCAAATGTTATATCAGCAACTGGTGCAAATGCCAACATTGCCGTCACAGCAATCATTGGTCATAATGAAGAAATCATTCAGTCAGTTTCTAACATCGGTACAATTCTAGCATTGACAGTTGTTTCTGGTGGTTATGGATACACTGATAATCCATCACTTGCTCTTGATACTATCGGCAACGGAAATGCTAATGCCATTCTATCAGTTGTTACTGGTGCTTACTCTTATCCTGGTAGATATGTCACAGATGATGGTCACATATCAGGATATAACTTCTTAGAAAACAGAGATTACTATCAAGAGTTTGCTTATGTTGTTAGAGTTGATGAGACAATCAACAAGTATAGATCAGCATTAAAAGACCTAACACATCCTGCTGGTGCTAGACTATTTGGTGAGTATGACTTTGTGTTTGATAATGAAACAGAAACAAACACAAATGTTGTAATCACATATGCAAATACCGAATCAATCACTCTACCATACGAAACAATGTATCAGGTGCAGGGATATACTAGTGGTGTGTTTGCACCAAACATTATAATCGGTACAGCAAACTCAGAGTTTGTCACAGGTTCATTTAGTGTGAACACAACAAACCATGTAGCATCATTTGCTGCACAGAATAATAGAATTGTTATCTCATATGACAGTCATGGTTACTTGGCTAACGATTATGTGTTCTTGCATTTCCATTCAGCAAATGCATGGGCAAATCTAGGCAATCAAAATTACTTTGTAACATCATCTAACGTAAGTCACTTTACTGTATATAATCCGCTAACAGAAAACGTTGCGGGCAATACAGGTATTGTTAGAGTTTACAATCCAGATGTTCTAGTAAACATGCCTTATGGATTACCAAGACTAAATGATAATGTCTATATTCAGTTCCAGACAGTTGATATATCACTATCTAATGGTTTCTATCAAGTCATTAGTGTTAAGAACGCCAACACATTCAACGTTCTACATCCTAACATGACAACCGCCAATGATGCTGCTAACGTTGCCAATCTAATAACAAAGAAGATCATCGTTACTGCTAACAACCATGAAATGACGGTCAATGGTTCTGCTTACATACTATTACTTGGCGGCGACACAGCAAATACACAAAACGGTTACTATACAATAACACAAGTTGGTGGTGCAAATACATTTAACATCACCGGTCCTAGTGTCATATTCTCAGAATCAACTGCGCTTGTATATCAGAACCGTTCTAAGATTGTCATTGCTAATCATCCTTTTGCTAATGGTAATGCTGCTTACATTGCATTTACAAGTGGTGATCAGGCTAATACATCAAACGGAATCTATTATCCTATTAAGATTGGTGTTGATGAGTTCACAATCAACGTTGCTAGACCTGCTACTGGTAATAGTAATGTCAGAGTTTGGTATCAATCAAACAACTATTCAAATATCAGATTTACAACATTAAAAGCAGATAACGGATTTTCTGCTAATGATAATGTTCATATCGAGTTCTTTACATCATCCACTGATCTTGCAAATGGCATCTATATGATCAAGGACGAGTATAGTTCTAATACATACAACATCTATTATGATGGTAACACATACATTCAGAATGCTTTTAGCACATATGGTTCAATTGTAATACTTCCTGACTCAACAATTAACAGTAATGGTTCAATTGTGACAACCTATGCCAATTCAATCAACACTATCAATGCAATTGCTCACTCAGGATTAGGTATTGTTGCCAACTCTGTGATGGAAGGTATTGCTTATGTTTCGCCGTATAAATAAGTAGATAATTAGAGAAGGATCAACCTTTGTCATCGTCACGTTCTAAAAACCTTGATATCTTTGTTGCAAAGCAAGTCAAAGAATCCGTATCAGAACCATCATCATCAAACGTCTATTTGACATTTGGTGCTGGTTCATCGTGGACTGTTGAGGCAACACCACCTCAGGCCAATACATCTACTCATAATCTATATGAGATATGGAAGAACATGATTGGTGGTAAGAGAATTACTGGTAACAATATCAGACATGCCGTGCCACGTATCAACTGGATATCTGGCACAGTTTATGCTGTGTATAGTGATCTACTCGATTCTTTAGAATTACACAGCGCCACTAACAATTTTTATGTTCTAACTCCTGAGTATAATGTATTCAAGTGTTTGTCTAATAATGGTGGTGTTCCTTCTACGGTTATGCCAAACATTCTAGTGACAACCACTCACTTTCAGACCGCAGATGGATATATCTGGAAGTATATGTATACCTTGACTGCGGAAGAGAAACTGAGATTTTTGACTACAGACTTTATGCCTGTTAGAACAATCACAGAAAACGATAACAGTCAGCAATGGTTAGTTCAAGAGAATGCGATTGATGGTGCTATTCATGTTATTGATGTGACAAACGCAGGGTCTGGTTATACTGCAAATGACGTTGTTGTATCAATCACAGGTGATGGGTTCTATGCTAATGCCTTTGCTGTATTGAATACTGCATCAAACACAATATCATCAATCATCATTGACAATCTAGGTTATGGTTATACATATGCTAACGTAGCATTGACTTCATCTGTGGGCACTGGTGCATCCGCAAGAGCAATCATTAGTCCTGAAGGTGGTCATGGTTCTGACGCATTGACAGAACTTGGTGGGTCATATCTGATTATAAATGTGCAGTTAAAAGACACAGAAGGTGGTATATTAACTACACACAATGACTATAGACAAATTTCATTGATTGAAGATCCTAGATTATACGGCGTACCAACACTATCATCATTACCTGCCGTATCTCAGTTGACAGTTCTATCATTGAACGGTACATCAGTTGAATACACAGAAGATGAATGGGTTTATCAAGGTGCATCATATTCATCATCATTCTTTAAAGGTTACGTTGTAGAATGGGATTCTGGTAACAACATCATCAAGTTATCAAACACAGATGGCATACCATCAAAAGACTTGTTGATCGGTGCGAATACAACGGCCGCACGATTCGTTGCTTCGATTACTAACCCAACACTACAGCCTCGTACCGGAAATCTACTATATACAGATAACACAGTCGCAATTCAAAGAGCCGATGACCAGGCCGAAGATTACAAAATCGTTCTGAATTTCTAAAAGGAAAAGATAACAATGGCATCTACAGCTAATAATGCTAATCTAATTTCATCACTAACAACTGATTTTAACGTCACTCCATACTACGACGATTTCAATAGTGGTGAAAAAGACTTTTATCGCATTCTATTCAAACCTGGATATGCCGTTCAGGCCCGTGAATTGACACAAATTCAGTCAATGACACAGAGCCAACTTTTTAGATTCGGTAAGCATATATTTAAAGAAGGTTCTATTGTAATACCTGGTCAGTATCATTTCAAAATGGACATTGGTAATACAAAAGGTCTAAATCTAAGTTATGTTAAGATTAAGAATACAGACGGTGCCGGCAATTCAATCAACGTAAATGATTTTCTAGGTCAAACACTAACAGGTCAGACATCAACCTTGCAGGCAGTTCCTGAGGTTGTTCTTGATACAGACGGCACAGAAGCAAACACAAAGACATTTTACTTCTCAACCTATCTCAATGCATCTGCAACTGATCCTACAGTCAGAGTGTTCCAAGATGGTGAAACACTAACATCTAATGTAGGTAGTTGCGTTGTCATAGATAGCGGTGCAACTGGTTATGGTTCATGGTTCGAGATTGAAGAAGGTGTCGTTTTCGCAAAAGATCACTTTATTTCTTTTGCTACTCAGTCAACAATCTTAGAAAGATATAATCCAAACCCAAGTGTTAAAGTCGGATTCTATGTCACAGAAGATGTTATCAATGCTTCTCAAGATACATCATTGCTTGACCCTGCACTTGAAGCATCTAACTATGCTGCACCTGGTGCTGATCGTCTTAAATTAACTGCAACTCTTTCCGTTCGTCCTTATGACGATACAGAAGGTGCACCAAACTTTGTCACACTATTTACAGTTAAGAATGGTGTCGTTCAAATCTCAAACGAAAAGACACAGTATAACATTCTAGGTGACACACTCGCACAGAGAACTTATCAAGAATCTGGAGACTACATTGTTAAAGGATACAATGTAACAATTCAAGAACACGATAGAATTACTGGTTCTATACCTAACTATGGTCGTTTTGATAGCGGCAACAATCAACTACTGATGGTTGGTATTGATCCTGGTTTTGGCTATGCAAAAGGATATCCTGTAGTTAATAACGACAGATATGAAATTGAACTAGCAAAGCCTTTAGACTATATCAATGTCTCTCAACAGTTTGCATCAACTACACAAGGTCAGTATGTATATGCTAATGAGTTTGTTGGCACATGGGAACTTGATAAAGGCAATCGTATCAATCTCTGGGATACAGTTCAGAGAAGAGTAACTAACAGTGGTAATACTATTGGTGGTAAGTGGTCAACTGGTTCACAAACTGGTGCTCAGATTGGTTCTGCTATCGTCAATAGCATTCAGTATGACTCTGGCACACCAGGTTATGATGCTGTATATAAAGTCTTCTTGTCTGACATTAAGATGACAGGCAGCAATACATTCTCTAATGTAAGAAGTCTTTATTACGATGTTGCATCCGTTTCTGATCCTGGTGGTGACGTTGTTGGTGCTAACAATACATCATCAAATACAACTCTACAGGCATTATCACAGTCAACTCTTTTGTATTATACAGGTGCAAACTACGTTAAGACTGTTAGAGATCCTTATGGCGCCGGTAAAGGTATCTACTACTTTAACGAAACACAAGGTGTTTCTGCTGCACTATCATTCGGAACAGGCGGCACACTTACTGTAAGTTCACTACTTGGTGGTGCTACAAACGAGTCATTACCATATACAGTTAGCCAAGTAATCAGCTCTACAGACGTTACACAAGATTTCGTTGCTGCCATTAACAGTTCATTTAATATCGGTCCATTGTGGTCAGCATCTACTGTCACATCATCTTATGGCAATACAAGAATTGATGGTGCAGGAACATATTTCAATTACCTAAACGTAGGTGATAAAGTTGAAATTGAAAGTCACTCTAATACATGGTATGTTACAGCAATTGTAAGTAATACAATAATGCTGCTTTCAAATACAGTTCCTGCTTCTGTTTCTGGTAAGATGATATTCAAATCATACAAGAACGGTGACATTCTCAATCTAACAGGTAAAGGTGTTACTGCTGGTGGTACAAGAACAGTTACCATGGGCGCAAGCAATACATCATTTACCATCGATCTTAAAGAAACATTACCTTCATCAGTAGGTGCAACTGTTACCTATAAAGTTGGTAAGAGAAATGCTCTTGAAGCAACAAAGACACTTAACCCAGGTAGATATGTAATAATTAATTGTGCTACTGCTGGTACAACAGGTCCATTCTGTTTAGGTTTCTCTGATGTTTATCAGGTAACAGATGTTACTTTGAAAACTGGATCAGCACCTTCATCAACATCTGACGGTACTGATGTTACATCTAATTTCATTCTCGATAATGGTCAAAGAGACGATCACTATGAACTAGCAAGCATTAGAAGAAATGGTATCTCTCTTGGTGCTACTGATTATCTTCTAGTCAAACTAGATTACTTTACACCAACCTATACTGGTCGTTCTGCATTCTTTACAATTGATTCATACCCAATTCAAGATGATGATGCTCTTGCAACAACATCAACAATCAGAACAGAAAACATTCCTATTTTCGTATCACCTACAAATGGATTAAAATACGATCTTAGAAATCAGCTTGACTTTAGACCTATCAAGTCAATTACTGCTACTGATACAACATCAGTTGGTTCAGCATCAACAAACCCATCTAACAATTCAACAACATATGTCTATGCTGGTTCAGGCATTAAGTTCCCTGTTCCTTCAACAGACTTGATCTTTGACTACTCATATTACATCGGTAGAAAAGATATTGTAACTGTTAATAAAGATGGCATTATCAGTATCACAAGAGGCATTCCTAGCATCAACCCAGTAATTCCTGACATGCTAGACACACAAATGATTGTTTCTATTCTTGACATTGCACCATATCCTTCATTGTCACCTGCTTATGGTAACGTTTTGAAGAGAAGAGACTTGTCTTGTGGTGCTAGAAAAGTATCTAATCGTGGTTATACCATGAGAGACATCGGCATACTTGAGAAGAGAATACAAAATCTTGAATACTATACAACACTAACATTGCTTGAGAAAAACGCACTCAGCTTTAAAATTCTTGATGACAATGGTAATGACAGATTCAAGAACGGATATTTTATCGACACATTTAAAGATGCATCTCTATCAGCAAAAGGTGCTGACCCAGACTTTAGAATTAAGTTTGATGCTACAGAACTTTCTATTAGACCAATGTTCACTGTTGAGTCATTTAACTATGAATATGTCTCTGCGATTGGTGCAGTCGTTAATGATGGTAAGATAACATTCGACTACACTGAAGAAGAGTTCTTTGTTCAACCAAGAGTTACCGACGTTAGAAACCTTGAAAGAGGAACATATTACTTCCAAGGTATGATCACAATGTTCCCTAATCAGGACGTTTGGATTGATACTACATTTGCAAGTGATGAGACTGTAAGTATTGCTACAGATAATAGTCTTATTGCCATATCAACAAGCGTTGAAGATGATGTTGCTGCTTCATTCAAGAAGAGTTTAGATTACACAGATTGGGAAGCATGGAAAGCAACTGTTATAGGTGTCAATCTATATCGTGGTAGTGGTGCATCAAAGACATTCGTTGGTCGTTACGATAGCGAAGCTCAAGCAAGATCAGTTGCTAATCAGTGGACGACAGCAGAAGGCGGTGGTGCTGCTACACTAGAAACAATCTATAACAACTCAAGAGTAGGAACAGATTGGTTCTCTAACTACAGCACAGATACCGCAGCTGGTGGCAACAAACTAATTTCAAGTGAAGTCATTCCTTACATCAGACCACAAGAAATTGTTGTTAAGGCAGAGGGTCTAAAACCATACAGTAAAATGCATGTGTTCTTCGATGGTGTTAATGTTACAGATTATTGTGTTCCACTAACGTCCACACAGTTCGAATTGGCTATTGCAAAGCAACCTCTTCCTCTAGATACTGTTGCAGGATGGTCAGACGACTTGATTGTTGATGATTTTGGAAATCTATATTTCATCTTTAAGATCACTAAAGACGGTCCTAAGTTTAAAACAGGCGACAGAAAACTAGTCGTTACAGATAGTGAACAGATTAATCCTCAGACACTAGATGCAACTGAGGATGCTTCAACAGTTTCATCAGCCTACTTCTTTGCTGATGGTACAAAGCAAACACTACAAAGAACAGTTTACTCAACATCTGGTTATAAGAAAACAACTGGTGCTAATAGCCAGTCTTACATCTCTCAAGCAGATGCAGTTCTACCTAATACATGGCAGCCACCACCAAAACCAAGACATTGCTGCTTTGATCCTGACGCTAAAGTTCTTATGGCTGACCTTACATGGAAAGCAATTAAGGATGTTATCGAAGGTGATGAGGTCCTAGGTGATGATGGTGAAGTCAACAAAGTTGTAAGAAACAACAAAGTTATTGTTGGTGATAGAAAGATGATGCAGTTCAAAGGCAAGTCTTTCTATACAACTGATGACCATCTATTCCTAACTGAAAAGGGTTGGAAGACATGGGATCCTGATCATGTTATGCATGACAAGAACACAAGAAACAAAGAGTTCTTGGTTGGTGACAATCAGTTCAAGAGCATTGATACAAACGACACCGTTAAGGTCTATGATCTTGTAGATGGTAAGTTGTCTTATCAATTCGTTCCTTATGCTGATGTCGAACCTGTGTCACATGATTTTGATCCATACTATGAAGTTCACGATCTATCACTTGAAGGTAACTTGACATATAT